GGAAAACCCAATTGATTATACAACAAGCAATCCATCATCAAATGTAACAGCTTCTCAACTTACATCCGTAACTCTAAATGGTTCTTCGGTGGATTATGTGGTGGATGAAACTGTATATCAAGGAACAGAGGGAAATCCGACATTTTATGGAACCGTTGTGTCGTGGGATTCGTCTAATAATAGATTATATCTATCTAATGTTAGAGGAACACCAACAACTCAACTTCTAAATGGAATGACTAGTACGGCATCAAGGTTCTTGGATACAGTCACTCAACCAGATTTTGTAAGATATTCTGGTAATATGCTATATGTTGATAATATCACTCCAATTCAACGGGCCAGCGATCAGATGGACGACTTTAGTATCGTCATTTCCTTCTGATCGCCTAAATAACAAAGACATTCCAAGAGGATAATAAACTAAATGGCTAATGATACTGTTGATTTCGCTAACGCCGAATTTTTATACTCCAATGTTAGTTCGATAACAACTAACTTTAATCAAAACCCTTATTATGACGACTTTGACGATAGTAAGAACTATTATAGGATTTTGTTTAAACCAGGGTATGCTGTTCAAGCCAGAGAACTTACACAAATTCAGTCTATGCTACAGGACCAGATTCAGAAGTTTGGTCAGCACGTCTTCAAAGAAGGTAGTATGGTTCTTGGAGGAAAGTTCTATATTGATACTCGTGCTCATTATGCCAAGATTAAAGACCTTGATTATTTCGGAAATACCGTTGATATTAGTACATTCCAAGACCAAATTGTAACGGGTCAAACTACTGGTATTCAGGCGTATGTAAATATTGCTTTGGATGGATCAGAATCAACAGATAAACCCAAAACCATTTACATAACTTATCTTTCTGGTAACGCTAACACAGGCGAAGTCTATTTTGCCGAAAATGAATCACTGGTTTCTAATGTTGGAACACTTGTTGTAGCCAACACAACTCCCGCAGTTGGATATGGTTCTGTATTTACTCTCTCGGAGGGTGTTCGTTTCTGTAAGCAACACTTCATTCACCACGATAAACAATCTATCGTTATTGATAGATATGATATTTTCCCTACCTGTAGAGTTGGTTTTACCCTTGAAGAATCCATAGTTGATTCCACACAGGATACCACATTACTTGATCCTGCCCTTGAATCTTCTAACTTTGCCAACTCTGGTGCTGATAGGTTTAAGATTACGCCCATTTTAACAAGACTTGAGATAGATGATACAGCAGGGTTTCCTGATTATGTAAACCTATTTGAGATTGTAAAAGGAACCGTTACCGAAATTTCAGAACGACCTGTTTATAATGTTATTCGTGATGAAATCGCCAAGAGAACTTATGATGAATCTGGTGATTATTATGTGAATGGATTCAATGTTGTTCTTGAAGAACACTTGGATTATGGATATAACTCTGGATATCTAACATACGAAAGGGGTGGTGATTCATCTCTTCTATCAGTACAAGTGGAACCTGGTACTTGTTACGTGAAGGGATATGAAATCAATAAACTGGTAACAGAGTTTGTCTCGGCACGTAAGGGAACTACATTTGGTAATGTTGATACTCAGATTATTTCCACCAAAGCAGGTTCATATGTGAATATCAATGAGGCTGTTGGTGCTTGGAATGTAAACTCTGGTCAACTAATCTATCTCTATGATACCGCCCAGAAGCGTATATCCTCTGGTATTTCCTCAACTGGTCCTCAAACAGGAAATATCATTGGAACAGCAAGAGTTGCTTCTGTTACTCTGAGTGATGGTTATGTTGGAACACCAAATGGTACATTACAACTACACCTATTTGATGTAAGTATGAATGGTTCTAACTCATTTGCGAAAGTAAGAAGTGTTTACTATGATAACACTACATCATCTGATTTGTGTGGTGATATTGTATTGAAATCTAATAATGCTGTTCTTTATGATACTTTTGCCCCATTGTTGTTTTATGTTGGGTCGGACGCAACCAAAACCATTCGTGATACCGATGGTAGCGTTGTTACATCATTCTACTTTAAGAAAACTTCTGATGTATCTATTGCTAGTGATGGAACATTTACTCTTTCTACAACAAGTGGAAATGAGTTCTTTCCATACGGTACGGGAACTATGAGCAGTCCAGATGAAGAAGATATTTTCATCACTCTAAACTCTAATGTTAGTATTTCATTACCTGGTGCCGTCTCTACAGGGGGAGGAACCACAACGATCAATGGTAATGGGTCTACTTATTTTAGTAGACTAAATCTTGGTGATAGAATTGAATTATCTGGCAATACAACTGTCTATACCATTATGTCTATTGCTAATAATAACACAATGGTTCTCAACAAGGCTCTACCATCAACTGTAACAGGTAATACAATCACAAAGACATACTTGGCTGGTGATATGATTGATTTGAGAGGTATAGGGTCAAGTGGTGGATTTGCTAGAACTGTTACTACATCTGATTCAAGTCTAACCTTTACTCTTAGTGAAACTTTTGGGTCTCCAGTTGGGGCAACAGTTTCTTATACAATGGCTAGAAGAACCGCAAGAGAAATCAAAAAAGTTCTAAAAGTAAATCGATATGTTTCCATTAACTGTGCCTCTAATATAGCAGGAAGTAATGGACCTTTCAATCTTGGTTTCTCTGATGTATATAAAATCAACTCTATCAGAAAAGATACATCTGACTTTACAACAGTAACACAAGGAACAGATGTAACTTCTAGTTTCACATTTGATAATGGTCAAAGAGATGATTGCTATAAAAATGCTACTATCACTCCGATCATCGCATTAACAACCAGTGATAAGTTATTGGTTTGCTTGGATTATTTCCTTCCCGATTATACATTAGGTCAGGGATATTTCTCTGTTGATTCATACCCTATCAATGATGTCAATCCTTCAACTTCTGAAATCACAACAGCAGAGATACCATTCCATCGATCCTTAGATACAGGAAGTTCTTTCAATCTTCGTAACTACTTTGATTTTAGACCTGTTTATACAAACTCAGCTACAGATACTACATCTCTAACTGGTATTACAACTAATCCTGTATCATCTACAACTCTACAATCAAATGCTATGGGTCTAAGACTTCCTGCCGATTCACAACCAATGTCCTATAACTATTCTTATTATTTACCAAGAAGGGATATTGTAGCTATTGATACAAATGGAAGCCTAATAGTCATTGAGGGTGTTTCTGATATTCATCCAATAACACCGGCTTGTCCTCAGCAATATATGTCTTTGGCTAAACTATACATAGCACCTTATCCATCACTATCTCCAACATATGCTAGAGCTATTGGTAGAAATGATTTGGCTTGCTCAACATCCAGAACCAGCCAAGTTAGATTTACTATGAAAGACATTGGTGTTCTAAAGCAAAGAGTTGATAATATTGAGAACTATATTTCTCTATCTCTGCTTGAAAAATCGGTAGCCGATCTAAAAATTCTTGATGCTAATGGTCTGGATAGATTCAAGAATGGTATCTTTGTTGACTCATTCACAAGCTTCTCTTCTTCCGATATAACCAATCCTGACCATCATATTTGTTATGATCCCAAGGAAGGTTCTATTCGACCTTACTTTGAAAATCAGGCTATTGGTTATATGAGATATTCAAATACGAATATCGTTCAAATGGATAGTATGTTGATGCTTCCATATACCGAAGTTGCGGCAGTAAAACAGCCCTATGCCACAACCTATATGAATGTTGAAACTAATGTGTATCGATTCATTGGTAATCTTTATCTTGATCCCGATTCGGATTATTGGGTAAATACTCAAAGACTTGCTTCTCAGACTTATAGCTTTGGTGCTACAAATGCTGATATTACGCCATATTCTATTGTATATGGTTCGTGGCAGACTGTGGTAACAGGAGTAACAACAAGTGGATCAACTCTTATTGGTTCCACTTCTACTTCATCATCATCTTCGGTTGGGTCAAATATTCCTACTGGAACATATTCATATCAAGTTGATCTTCGTGTAACTTCTCCGTCTGCTACAACAACTCTTTCATCTCTTATCTCAATGTATGGCGCATCAACTCCTATTACATTTAGTGGAATTTCTGCTGGAGGTACCCAAACTCTTAGTACGGGGATATCCCTCGCTTCTCACTATAGCAATATCAAAACTTTAGGAGATTTGCAAGCAAATTCTGCTAAAATCGGACAGGAGTTGGCTATTGTTACCATAATAATAACCACAACAGCGGGGGTTCAAACAACTACTACTACAACAAGATCAAATACATATCAAACTACAACATCAACTGGAACACAAGCAAGTAGAACCTTTACCGAAACTTTCCAATCTATTCAAACAGAAACTCATAGTCTGGGAGATAAGGTTACTTCTGTTGCTCCTATTGCTGATATTAGACCACAAGTTATTTCTTTTCAGGGATTTGGGCTGAAATCGTCCACGAAGTATTATGTTTGGTTTGATGGGCAGTTAATGTCTAGCTATGTAACACCAGCAAGAACAACATCCTATCCAGTATTGCCAAAAAATAACTCATTTAAGGCCAATCTTATTCCTACAGGAATAGAAGGTTCATCTCTTTATAGTGATTCTACCGGATCGGTTTTTGGATTTTTAAGGCTTCCAGAAGACGGCACCAAAACCTTTAGAACCGGAACAAAAGAGATTGTTATTACCGATAGCCCAACTAATGAGCCAGATGCAACTTCAATTACCAAGGCATATTTTGCTGCTCAAGGCATCAATCAAACCCTACAAGAAGATATTCTTACATTAGGAACTGTTGTAACTTCCAACAAATCTGGGTCACAAACTCTGCCTGTTGTATATTCCAATACAACCAATACATATACGACAACATCCACATCAAAAACAGTTACAGGAACTCTTGGGGTAGCTACTGCCACTCTAACAGATGCAGTTAGTTGTATGGCTTATTCCTTCAAGCTCAACACACCAGCTGGAGAAGAGGGAACATTCTTATCTTCGGTAGATGTATTCTTTGCCGCCAAAGACCCTAATCTGGGTGTCTGGTTTGAAATCAGACAGATGGATAATGCTGGTAATATTACTAAGACACAGATACCAGGATCAGAAGTTTGGTTAGCATCAAGTCAGGTGAATACATCTGCCGATGGTTCTTCAGCAACCAACGTGAAGTTCAAATCCCCTATATTCCTAACTAATAACCAAGAATATGCCTTTGTTATTCATACTGTTGGAATAAACCCTAACTATTATATTTACACTTGTGTTCTGGGTGAAAAAGACATTCTTACTCAGCAGTATATCAATAATCGTCCTCTGACAGGAACACTATACATTACCAATAATAATACTGATTGGAATCCAGTAAATCGTGTGGACCTCAAGGTTACATTCAATAGGGCCAAATTCACAACAGGAGTAGTTGGAACAGCCATTATTGGTAATCAGAGTAGAGAGTTTATTCAGCTACCTCTAACTACAGCCTCGTTATCAAACTCTGCGTGGTTTGGTGAAAAGGTTGTAGGTAATGATACCCTTACCCTTTCTACTCCATCAGGAACAATCGGAACAGACGATTATCTAATAGGAGCAACGAGTGGAGTAAACTCTGCCGTTACTTCTATTAGCGGACCAGACTATGTGATGAAAGGAACAGGATATCAGAGTGGAGAGAATATTACCGTTAGACGTGCTAATGGTTATCTAACCACAATTACAACCTCTGTAGTAACTCCAACTCATGCTAATGGTAATATCTATAAGGCTGTTGTGAAAAATACTGTAGATACAAACGAGTTTAATGCTAATACCATTGTTATGACGATTGATAACTCAAATGGATTGTTTGCTCCAAATACAAGTATTTTTGGTGCCCTATCATCTAATGTAACAATCGCATCATCAATCACTAAGTTTGTCTATGATAGTATTCAGTTTGAGCCAAGTCACCTTGATTTTATAGGAACAACCCTAAACTTCTCTATGGCAACAACCAGTAATACAGGAGTTCTTGGAAGTTACAATAACATCATTCATAGTAATATTATAGATTTTGATATTCCAATGGCTGTTTTCTCAAAATCATACGAGATTTCAACCTTTGGTGGAGCACCATCCAATAGAGTTCAAATAACTATGACTACTAATTCAGATTATCTATCTCCGATGGTAAATCTGGATAGAACCTACTCGGTATACATTCACAACATTATCAATGCCAATACTGTTGGAGAGACCAATAGCTCGGGTGGAATGTTGACTAATAAATACATTTCACAGGTAGTCACCCTTGCTGAAGGTCAAGACGCAGAAGACCTTCTTATTCTTACAACAAACTATCTTCCACCAGCATCCAATGCTCAGATGAAGGTATATGCCAGAATTTCCAATGGAGAAGATTTTGAATCCATCTATAATAGAAACTGGATTGAGATGGTTCCGTCAGGTATTGCTTATTCTTCCCTAAGTAATCGTAAGGATTGGAAAGAAATACAATATGGATTTCCAACAAGCTCTCTTATAGGAGTAAATGATCAGTCTCTACCCATTGCTGGATATACTAATAGTGCGAATAGCACCTTCCAAGGATTTAGACAATACCAACTCAAGATTGGTTTACTATCTGAATCTAGTGCTATATTCCCAAGATGTGCCGACCTACGAGTTATCGCTTTACAAAAATAAGGTTTTTAGATGTCAGATAATGTAATTTTAAATGCTAATACGGAGTTCGCTTACTCTAATGTAAGTTTGCTAAACACAAACTTCAAGCAAGAACCGTATTATGATGATTTTGATGAGAGAGACAACTACTACAAAACCCTATTTAAGCCTGGAAAAGCAGTTCAATCCAGAGAACTGATAGAGATTCAATCCACATTACAGAACCAAATTCAAAGATTTGGTCAACATATGTTCAATGAAGGAAGTATGGTTCTTGGTGGATTATTTCATATTGATACCCGTG